CTCCGCCGCCAACAACGTGGTAAACCCCTTAGGGTAGGCCAACGTCTGGCGGCCGAGCGAACGAAATGCGATGAGCAACTCAGTCGGACCAAGAGGAACGGGAGGGTACATGTTTGGGTCCTCAGGATCGTCAGAATAAGGACGAACCAGGAACTTATCATGCACCATGCATTTGAGGAATTCTTCAAGGGCCAGAAGCGTCGCATTGAGGTTCATGTTATCAGTGGCGGCCTTATAGTCGCCAGACACCCAGAACCCTTCGTTATTAAAGTAATCGAAGAGACTGCGGATAGTCTGGCGGCGTTTACCCGTCGGGTAGACGACATCTCCTATTATGAAGATGCTCATCTCGCGGCGAAGTAACTCGGCCAAATGATGCTCAGTGAGCACCTCCCCTATCAGCGAAAACTGAGCGGGGAGGCGTTCGCGGAGCATACGCCACATAGCATCCTGGAAGGGGTGAAGGAAGTAGGCCGAGAGGGCCTCACCTTTCGTGATTATTCTAACCTTAAGCGGTTCAAGCACCGTAGCGATCTCAGATCGATGCGGCTTTGGATCACGGGTCAGTTGATCATATAGGCGGGGCCAGAGGTCCCAAGGAACCTCCTCAAGGCCTTCATCCCTAACCTCCTGAACAACACCAGGAGCAACCTCATACATGCGAATCAGGGAAGAACGGGCGTTTAGGGGCATACCAACAAGCCCCTTAAAACCGGAAACTCTAGACGGAACTCGTCCCCCTCCAAGCAGCTCACGGACATATTGCCGCAAGCCCCCTGTCGAACGCTTCGACTCAACAGATGCGGACCGGGAAGCCTCAAAAGAGGTCTCGGGGCGCAACTCCTGGGTCGACGACAGGAGGGAGGAATTTTTGATACTTTCCCAAGCCCTTTCCGTATAAGGATCCAAATCCAAATCGGGGGCCGGCTTAGAAAGTATCTCTGCATGATCGGCTAGGGCCGCCAATTGAAACTCCTCGGGGACAACGCGACAACCGCGTTTTACACCCTGGAGTAGGCCCCAGAACAATCGGAGATGACGAGTGTCATTTCGATGAGTCAGTCGTGCTTTTAGAAAGCGGCGGAAAGGCCCCCCCCAAATAAGGAAGTCATACTTGCCAACAAACACACTAGGGTCTGGGTTCTCTGGTAATTCATTACGAATATACATAGCGAATCCAGAAGCAGTGTGATAC